CTTGGTTACCGACAACGTAATCGCCGGTTTGAATCCAACACTCAACCGTCTTGGCAAGATAACTGATGGCGGAGAAGGGCCACAGTTCTGGTGCAAAGTCAATGTATTTCTTTCCGGTGAAAGATGCCGACACTGAGGTGTCGTTCACGACAAGCGAACCCGTTGAGTCACCCTCTGTCGCTGCGCCCGCTACTGAAGGCACGGTTGCGTCGGTAGCGAGCCATCGCCATGTCGCTAATGACTTGCCTGAGATGGTGTCATAAGGCGTTGACGGTGTGAAGCCGTCATCGAAACGAAACCAGCAGGTTGGCGGGCCGTCAGTCCTCACTGAGTATTCCCAATACGACGGGAGCGTGATGAGGTTCAATACTTTGAACGCGTCGGAGGCGGTGACGGCTGCGACAGCGTCAGAAGGGTTTGTGTATTGCTGGTCCCACTGGTCGACATAGCCTTGGAAGATGGTTTCAGCGGAACCGCCAGGAGCTGTGGCTTGGACACGGATTGGGCGTCCTGGAGTAATTTTTCCGTAGTAAGGGCCGACAGTGTTTTCCGGGTCGAAGGTTCGGTCTTCGTTGCTGAGGATGACTTGACAGTTTCCGGTGGTGAAGTCGTCAAGTTCTGAGGAGCGGCCACGTTTGATTTGAACACTCCGAACGTAGGTGGAGACGTCGGTGTAAGTGATGGAGGCGAGTGTGGAGTTGATTGGGACTGTGCCGGAGCCGGCGGTGGTGGAGAAGCCTATGGAAACAGTGATTTGCACGCCATCAGCGATTTCGGCTGGCATTAGCTTCGCCACCCATAACCGGAGCGGCGTTCATAGGAGGAGATGGCTTCGACGATGGTTTGTCCGATAGCAGCCTTGTCGGCGGTAGGGGCGACGTTGACGTTGATTGTCACATTGGATCCGCCACCACCCATGCTGCCGCCAGTGTTGGACAGGAGGGCTTTGCTGGTGGAGAAGGCGTCCATGATTCGGCCGTATCCGGAAGGGACGAACAGTTCCGGGCCTTGCTCACCAACAATGTATGGGGAGCCGGCGTTGACTGGCCCGCCGGATGCTCTCTTCATAAAACCAAGCCCCCGTCCGTATTCTCCGGTCAGTTGACTAGTCAGGCCAAGGAGTTCACTGATTTTCCGTGATGCTTCTTCTGTTTCGGCGTCAATGGTCACCACAGGTTTTGCCAAAGAAAGAAGATAGAACTGGACACCAAGATCGGTGATTCTTTTTCGAAGTGGACTATCGGGAGCAAGTGTTTCGGCCAGTTCAAAGTATTTTCCGGCCGTAATGCCTGCCGATTCGGCTGTCGTAAGTATTTTCCCGTTCAATGCTGCTGCGGCTTCGGCAGCGTCAACGGCCGCCTCTGCTTCATTTTGATATGCCTTTAGAAGATCAAGACCCTGCTGTGTGCGTTCGTCGGCTGTTGAAGAACCGTCAGAAAGACTTGTGTTGTATTCCTGCAAGGCTTTCCGGGTGTTGATCTGGGCTTCTTCCAAGGAGATGTTGGCACCGAACAAATTGTTGGTGACCTTGTAGAGATCTTCAAGTTTTTTTGCAGCTTTATCAGCCTCGACCGCTTCATCTTTCAGAGCTGTCGTGGCAGCTTCAACAGGGTCCACCAAGTTTCCACTGGCGAGGCCGGCGTCTTCTACTGCCCCGGAATAGTCGTCAAAGTATTTTTTACCTTCTGAGGCAGAGATACCTAGGTCGCCGAGAAGTTTTTCGTAGGCAGTCCCGGCAGCTGTTGGGTCTTCTTGGAAAAGTGATTTGAGGGCTGTGTCGACTGCTTCAATGGCTTTTTTTGCTTCGTCAATTCTGCCTTTGTCTATAAACTTAGCGAAGCCGCTACCGAGGTTGTAAGAAAAGTTGCTGGCTTGGTCGACTGCTTTGAGGGCGTCTTTGAGTTTGTTCATGTCGTCGGCAATTACGCCTCCGACATTTTCTGTGGAGAACGTGCGAAGTGAGGCGGTGACTCTTTCGACGTCGGTGGACCCGAAATCTGCTTGGGCTGCGGAAATTGCTTTCAATCCTTCAGCGACCGCAAAGATTCCGGCGGCTGCCAAACCTATTTTGGCGAAGTTTCCGGCTCCTGACTTTGCTTTGGCTCCAGCGGTGTCGATAGCGCCGGCCATGTCATAGGCTTTTGTTGCTGCCTTGTTGAGAAGGTCAGGCAACGCTCGAACAGCTGTGTTCATCAAACCAACCACGTCGGCGACTGGTTTGGCTACAAAGGCCACGCCTCCCAAAGCGATCAAACCTGTTTGAACTGAGTCTGGAAGTGTTGTGAAGGCGTCGGCGACAAACCCAATTCCTTGTTGGATTTTGGTGTAAATGGGGAGGAGTGATTCTCCAAGTTTGGCTGAGGCGTCTGCTGTTTTCGCTGCTGCTCGTTGTGCTTGGCCTTGGGCAGTGTCTGCTTCTCGAGCAAATTGCCCCTGAGCGAAGGCTGAGCGTTCGGTGATGAGTGCGAGGGTTGCTTGGCCTTTGGCGTAGGCGGTCACGTTTGATTCGGATGAAGCCAAGCCCATTGAGACTGCCTTGGCGTTGACCTCGGAGGCTTTCAAGGCAATACCGAAACGCTCGAGGGGGTCGTATTCGCCTCGGAGTGCAGATCCGAGAGCTGCTACAGCGTCATCAGTTTTTCCACCCAATGTGGCAGCCAGATCGGCGCCTGTTTTGGTGAGGTTGATTGCTTGTGCAGCTGCCTCTTCAGTGGACATCCCGAAGCCTTTGAGGGATGCACCGAGCCGGCTGGTGATTGTTCTGGCAGCGTTTTCGGACATTCCGACCAGGTCGGCCGAGTTTTTGGTGAAGTCGTTGACAGCCCCAGAAGCGTCTTCGAAGACGGCTGCTGTTCCGCCGATGGATTGTTGGAGATCGCCAGCAGCGTCCACCAGTTTCTTCGCACCGTAAAGAACAGCCCCCCCGAACAAAGCGCTTTGAAGGATGTCACCCGATTTTTTGGCGTTGGCTCCGAAACCGGAGAGATGACCTTCTGCTTTTTGAAGTTCCCGCTGAAGTTGGGCGGCGTCACCTACAACGGCGACCCTTACTTCTCGTTTATCACCGGCCATCGGTTTTCCTCACTCATCCCAACGCTTAGCATCCGACCCGTATTCGGCGGATTCTCGGCGTCTCGTTTGAACTTCGAACATAGCGTCGAGGTAGTGGTCGGGTTCCTCTAAAAGTACGGACATTGGGATCCCCGAGTCAATCGCCATCGCTGCTACAGCGAGGGTGAAGAACTCGGGTCCGTAGGGGTTTCTTCTTCTTCTTCCGTGACAATGTCAACGCCTTCAACAGTTTCAATCCAGTCATCGAAGACTGGAAGGTCAGCGTTGACACGTTTTTCGGCACACCATCCGAAATACCACAGATGTTCGGTGTAAATGCCATCGTCTCCAAACAGGCTGGAGACAGGCATTTTGAATTGACGTTCGAACTTGACGGCGTCGACCTTGCGGCCTGCTGCTTCGATGACAGTTCCGTCGAGGTGAGTGATTTTGTATTTTGCGAACATGGCGGGCTGTTCCTTATCTGAGGGCGGATTGGACTGCTTTGTCGACTGCTCGGCCAGCGGCCTCTACAAGTCGGTTTTGTGTTTCCATGATGCCAGGATAAACGTAGCGACCCTTTTTCAAGATGGGTCGGACGATCGTTTGATTTCTACCAGGACCACGGTTTTTCAATGTGCCACCAAAGTCCAGCCAGCCAAAGTAGGGGGCTACCGATGATGGGCCGCCTGCTATGACGTAAAGCGTGTTCCCGCCTGAGCGGGCTTTGATGGTGAATTGGGCGTAACCGGATTTTCTTGGAACTCTTCGAATGATCGCTGGAAGAGTGTTGAGGATGATCGCGGTTTTGAGGTCGTCGCGCAGTACGGGGACGAGGTCCGGATGTATCTTTCGAAGATACTTCCGGACCTCGGCCAAGTTGCTGACATAAACCCCAGACCCAACGGCCATTAGCCGTTCTTTGCGACTGTGCTGCCTGCGCGCCAGCTGCCAGAAATGGTGATGGCACCATCGACAGGGGCGTCGACGGAGAAGTCGAAGAAGCCAGTTCCGTACCAGTAGACGTTCGGGGCGTTGGTGATGTCTGGGTACAGGTAGAACTTGCGGGCGTCACCGTCAACTGCGGCGGTGTACGACTGGGCAGTCGCATCGTCGAAGTAGCCGGAGAAGCTGCCCTGAGCGTCAGGAAGGCCGGAGACATAGATTTTGTTTGCGTCACCAAATGAGGTGACTTCAACTGTGTCGCTGCCGAACTCTCCGGACCACTGCTTCAGGAATGCTACAGATGAGG